ATTTTTGAATTTCCACAAATTCATTACAAACTGTTATAGCATAACTTATTTTCATATTATTCAGGTAAAATTCCAATATAACTTAAAGCATCCATATAATCTCTTTCTGAAAAATGTTTAATAGTAGACATATCAGCTCTAAATTTAGCATTGTTAAACTTTTCTTTTTCTTCTTCTTCCACGGGTTTTACTTTAACAGCTGCCCATCTCCAAGATTCAACATCACTTCCATCAGCAAAAACCATACCCTTATCCTCAATATTAATAGTATTAGGGATCCAAATTAAATCCGTTTTAGGATCTTTCCATGCTAAATCCTTATGTAATTCTGGTAGTGTAGAAACTTGTTCATTATAAAATTCACTATCCTCTATCATTAAGGAATTAGACCAAAAACCACAAGATAAACTTAAATAATTAGTAATATCTTTAGATATTTCAACTTTATAACATAAATCACCACCTGATTTAGGGCAATTTATAATTTCATCATAATTCATATTAATCTACTTTAGTTAACTGAGATAAATTTAATTTTACTTGTTGAGCCATTTCTGGTATATAATTATTAAAAATTTCTTTTAATTTTTCCTCCATTTTATTATAACTAAAATTCTTTTTAGCATAATATTTTTGTTTTTGAGATAACTTAAGAAAATGTTTATATTTTTTATAAACTTCCTTTAATCGTTTTATAGAGGCACCATCATTAACTTTAAACCACTTAGCTTCTTTAATTAACCAATTATTAGTAGCACTAGGATGAACATCTTCTAATTCACCTGGAAGTAAACTAACAAATTCTTTATTTAAAAAATCTACATGACCTGACCATCCAGTAGTAATTATAGGTTTTCCGGTTAAAGAAAATTCTAGAAATGGTCTACCAAATCCCTCTCCCTTAGTTAAACAATACATGGCTTTTACTTTAGGATGATTATATAATTCATTTAGTGATTCATCATTAAATTCTCCATTAAGTAAATAAATATTAGGTAAATTAGTAACACCTAAACTGTCTCTAATGCCCTTTATTCTATCTAGAATTTCATCCCTACTCATATAACTAGCAGTGCCAACTGAAGATTTTAGAATTAAAGCTGGTTTTTTACCTACTTTATTTTTAAAGGCTTCAAAGAAATTTTTTATAGTAACTCCTATATTTTTTCTATCATGCCCTAAATCACCTTGCATCCAATGACCTACACAAAGAAAACAAAATTCTTCTTTTATACTATCAAGATTAATTTCTTTTATTTCACTTGATTTAATAGATTTCCAAACATCTAAATTGGCTCCTTCAAATAAAACTTCAATAGGTTTACTTAATTTTATTTGTTCAACTACTTGGTTAGTTCTATTATCTTTTCTATCATAAACCATTGCCTTAAACGTTTCCTTAGCAAAGTTAGATGAAACTAAGTTTAAATCCATTCTATTTAAACCTTGTATCCATTCTGCCTTACATGCTGTAGCTTCAATACCAGCAGTTAAACCAATACTATATTTACCAACAGGTTGAAATTCATTAGGTATGGTTATTTGCATCCATAAATCAGGTTTTGATTTTTGCCAATCAGGAGTAGCTAAATGGTTTAATAAAAACCTCCAATCAGGGTGATCACCACAAAACCCCCAAGATGTTTCTCCCCATTTTTGGGATAAAAGTTCAACTTTATATTTGCCAGTAGCAATTATGGCTTTAATTATATCTCTAGATCTGGCACCATAACCAGAATAAGTGTCAAATGGACTAGATATTACAAATCTTGGTTTACTCATTAGTATATTAATTTATGATTTAAAAATTTACCTTTATACTCATTAGTATTAATAATTTCATATTTTTCTCTTGGTTTCCAAGTTTTAAATAATTCATCAAAGGCTTCTATAACTCTTTTACCCTGATGAGCTGAAGTAAATCCAGCTTCATCACTTATCGCCCATTCTCTACCTGCCAAACCTCTTCTTTTTCTTTCATCAGGAGATAAATTATAAACTTCTTTTATTCTTTCAGCTACATCTTCCCAAGTACACCTGTCATCAAAAATATAAGGTGTTGGAGGTGAACCTTGAATAGATCTAGAAGTAGGGTAAACTGGAAATGCCCATTCACCATGTTCTGTAAATGTTTTTCTATGATTAGAAGGTATTTCAGCATCAGGTTCAAACCATTTTCCATCATTATCTACAAATCTCATTTGATCTTGCATTCCTCCAGTTGCGTTTGCAATAATAGGAGTACCAGAAAGTATAGCTTCAGTTAATGTTAATCCCCATCCTTCATTACTTGTAATTAATATTTGACAATCCGCTACGTTATAAAGATAATTTAATTGATGGGTATCTAATTTTTGTAAAGAAAATTTTACATTATGATAATAATCTTCATCAAATAGATACTCTTTTACTTTACCTAAATGTGTACCTGCATCAGTAACATATTCTGTGTGCAACATTAATAAGCATTTTTTAGCTTTTTCCTTAGGAAGGGAATCCAGGAAGGCTCTAAACGCTACCATTGTATCAGGAATTTGTTTTCTTCTAATATTTCTAGAGTTAAAAAATAATACAAAATCATATTCTTGATTTCCAAAAGTATTATTTTTCCATTCAACAAATCCCTTATCATCTTTATCAAGAGGATAGTAAACATTATGATCTAAACCATGAGGGACATATTTAAATATTTTATCTTTTTCTTTACCCTCTAATACTAATTTATTAATATTAACAGTTTGTTTTGATATACCCATTAATAAGTCACAAGCTTCATAATAAGGTCTATTATATAATGGAGCTGGGTAATCATCCCAAATATTTAAATATGCAATAGGAATATTTTTTCTAATTTCTTGTTCCATATTCCAAATATGCATAAAATATCTAGGATCAGTAATTAGTAAAATAGCATTTGGTCTTTCTATATTAAGAATTTCTCTAATAGTTCTAGTATCACCATAACCATCCACTGGATAAACCATAACACTAGCATCATCAACACCAGATAATTTTTGTGTATCAGTAGATAAATCTAATCTTTTACCTTTTTCTGGGTGTTTAATAGCTCCGGCTACGTTAACCCAATTAAAGTGTTGACAAGTTTTTAGAACTATTTCTTTACCTACAGTTGCAACACCAGAATGAACTCTAATATCATCTGCAATCAATAAAATTTTCTTTCTTTTGTCTTTAGGAATATATTTAAAGTCTTTATTCATGATTATAATTCAAGATTTGTTTGATTAGTGATTTTTTTACGAAAGTCCTCATCTGTAAGAAACAAATATAAAGAACGATCAGCAAGTTTTTGAAAACTAAATTTTCTTTTTACACACTCAATCTTAAAATTCTCGAATAAATCGCTTTTGACTTTGACACTCGTTAGTGTCATTGGTTTTTTATTAATCATAGTCTTTATTATTTAAAACATTTATTATACATATATAAGTATTATTCAAAATGCGCTCCTGCCCCACATAATTCTTTATCGTCTCCATAAGGGCAAAATGTACAATTCCACTTAGAAGGAGATTTTGGATAATCTATTTCTTTTATATTTCCACTTGAATTAAAACAGCTATTAATAAAATCCATTACTGCCGTTTTAGCTCTATTTAACTTAACTTTTCCACTGGGAGGTGAAAAAGTTTGCACTCTATAAGCTTGATGAGGTGACATAATTTTATCATCATCCCAACTTAATACTTTTCTTTTTACAATAAAAAATTCTATATCTATATTATCTAATGGTATTCCATATTGTTCTGAAAAAAATTTCTTATATAAAATTAATTGAAAGTGTTTATCTTCATTTTTTTTATCAAACTTATTCCAACCCTTAGTACTAGTTTTAATATCTATTATTTTAAAAGTATCAGAGTCCTCATTATAAAGAACTATATCTAAATACCCTGTATATAAGATATTATTTAGCATTTTATTTGGGGCTACAATAACTGGAATTTCACACCCAACTAAAAACCATCTTTTTTTACTAAAATATCTACTTCTTTTCTTCTTAAACCAACTTAAAATAGCAATTCCATCTTCATAAAATTCTCTCATTTCTTCGGCAGAAGAAAAATGCTGGTTATTATTAGCTCTATATTGTTTTTGATATTCATTTATAAATTTCTCTTGAAAGTCTTCATTTAAATCTATTTTTCTATCAGCTTCCGCAAAAGATTTACTATAAGCACAATCTAGATAATGCTGTATGGATTCATGTATTGCTGTTCCAAAAACAGTATGAATTGAAGAATTAAACTTTTTTATTTTATCTTTATATTGTAATTTCCATCTATAAGCACAACTTCTAAAGATAGACATTTGAGAAAAAGATATATTCTTTTGAAACGCAAAGTTAATCTCTTGAGGAGGATTGTTTCTAATCTCCTTTACTATATTAGGGATTTTTTTAGGCAAAATTTATTTTTTCCATTTATCACGTCCTACTAATAAGCCAATAATTCCATAATTAGCTATATCAATAAACGTATCTTCCATTCCTTCTCCCTTAACATAATTTTTACCATTAATGAGAAGATTTTTTAATCTAGAAATT